AAAGAAGAAGAAGTACAATCAATATTAACCAGCAGCATTGTACAAACTACTAGAAATTTACAGGGTTTAATTGGTGTAGGTGAAGGCGGTACTAAAATATTCCAGCAGTTTGGTATAGGATTAGAAGAAGCTAACTTAGCATCTAGCAGATACGCTACACAAGCTAACAAGTCAACAGAGCAAGCACAAGATGAAGCAAGACTGCGCGCCGCAGCTGCCAGACAAGAGTTTGATGCAAGATTAGCAGCAGCAACATCATTGACTGGATTAGCAACTCAAGCCGGCGACAGTGCAATGGCTCTTAATTCTGTTCAACAAGCTGCCGAAAGAACAGCAAGAACTGTAGCAGATGAAGCAAGATCAAAAGTACCTCCATTTATAGCCGCCGCTGCAGGTTTATTAGGAGTTATAGCAGGTACAGTTGGTTTACTAGCCATGGCACGCCAGTACTTCAGAGGCGGAATGATAGGTGGCAGAATTGCTGTACCAGGAGACTTTGGACTACCCGGTACCGGCGGTGTTGTTGCTGGACGTCCGGGCAGTAGAGTCCCAGTACCCGATAACGTTGGTCTACCTGGCGGTACAGTACCAGGAGGTACAACTGGCGCAGGAGCATTAGGCGCATTAGGTAAGATGGGTAGAATGCTACCATTTATTGGTAGTGCATTAAGCGCAGTAGACTTAGTTTCAAATTTAAGTAAAGGTAATTTAGGCGCTGCAGGTCTAGATGCTTTAGGTATAGGATTAGGTTTTGTACCCGGCGGCGGCCTGTTAAAAGCAGGACTTCAAGGGGCAGCATTAGGTGGTGCGCAAGTATTAGCAGACGCAGCAGAAAAAGATCGTCAGGAAAAATCATTAGATACACAACAAGAAGTAACAGCCTTACTAAAAGATCAACAAGATGCACAAGCCACTGTCGCTACACAAGCATTTATAAATGATACACAAAGTATAAATTATTTTGACAAGATTTATAAAGAATTATTAGATCAAACAGTAGAACTTAAAAAACTCAATAGTTACGGAGCATTACAAACTGGATTAATGACAGGTAGCATTAAACCTGCAACACCAGGTATGTCAACCGGTCCTACTGGTACAATGTTTACTGGTGCAGATCAACAATCATATTTTAGAATACCTTTCGGTGAAAGATATGGTAGCATGATGGGTGGTGGACAAATACTTGAAAATCAACCCACAACTGCAGGTGGACCGGTCGTTGCTACAAACCAAAGTCAATTAACAGAGCCTGTACCTACAACAGCTCCTGGCGCTGCCCCGGCAGCAACTGCCCCTACTACTCCCGCACCAGCGGCTGCCCCTGCAGCTCCTGCAGCCACAGCAGCACCTGCAGGTCCTAGAACTGGTAGAACAGCTAGACCACCATTGGACACTAAAGAAGTTGAATCAAATTTAGTACAAATTAGAAGTAGATCAGGATCCACTGCTAGTGTGCATAAAAACTACGCACAGTCATTCCAAGGTTTAGTAGATTGGTTAGACAGTCAAAATTATAAAATATCAAGTTTGGGCGGCTACAATAATAGAAATGTAGCAGGAACAAATATCAAATCTATACATGCTTATGGTGGTGCTATAGATATTAACCCACTAAGCAATATGGGTGGCACATCAGATTTTCCAATTGGTATCGGCGACGTTGCTAAGAGTCTTGGGTTAGGGTGGGGAATCAACTTTAGTAAAAAAGATGCTATGCACTTCAGCGTTGCAGGCAGTGAAGGCGGTAGTATACCAGGGCTAGCATATGGTGGCAGAGTTACTGGTCCAACTGTAGCAATGATCGGTGAAGGTAGAACAGATGAGTTAGTACAACCTTTATTAGACAACAGTATTTTAGATAAACTTGCAAAAACTCCTGCAACTGATCTTGATACAGGTAGTGCAGAATACACTGTTAAAATTGAAACTACAATGAAAGATATGATCTCAAGTATCAACTATTTGGGTGAAAAATTGAGTAATATGCAAGCAGAAACCAATATGAAGATAGACACTAGCAATTCATATCTACGTGACTTTCTAAAACTGAGAAGGGCATAAGATAAATAATTCTACGATCTAATAACTAGCATGCCATACAAAAGAAAATTCCTAAACAAATCTGGATTCACAAGTCCTATTTCTGGTGCCAACAGTAATGCAGGCTCATGGAACGCAGGTCCAGGACAAAGTGCTGGTTCATCTGGCAACTGGAACAATGATAACTTTGGATATAAAAATTATATGTCTCGTTTGCCCGAGGTGTATACAGGACATCCAAATCGCATAGAACGTTATAATCAATATGAAATGATGGACGTTGATGCTGAAATTAATGCATGTTTGGATATTATTTCAGAGTTCAGTACACAGAAAAACGAACATAATAACACACCATTTCAATTTAAATTTTCAGAAGATCCAACACCGCACGAAGTTGATTTGTTAAAAACACAATTGCAGCAATGGTGTAAGTTAAACGAATTTGATACTAGAATATTCAAAATATTCCGCAATGTTATAAAGTACGGTGATCAAGTGTTTGTTCGTGACCCAGAAAACTTCAAACTATATTGGGTCGATATGGTCAAAGTTATTAAAGTTATTGTTAACGAAAGTGAAGGTAAACTTCCAGAACAGTATGTTCTAAAAGACTTGAATATTAATCTACAGAACCTATCTGTAGCACAGAAAACAAATACAGATTTTGCTGCTAATCCCGCAACAGGTTTAGGGGGAACAGGTGGTGGTACTAACACACCATACACAGTCCCTGCTATGCCATATAATACGTCAGGTAGTCGTTTCACATTAGGTCAGAGCGAAGCTGCTATCGACGCGAAACATATAGTACATTTGAGTCTAACAGAAGGACTTGATCGTTTTTGGCCATTTGGACAATCAATACTTGAAAACGTTTTTAAAGTCTACAAGCAGAAAGAATTGCTTGAAGATGCGGTTCTAATCTATCGCGTACAACGTGCTCCAGAACGTAGATTGTTCAAAATTGACGTAGGTAACATGCCAAGTCATATGGCTATGGCATTCGTAGAACGTATTAAAAACGAAATACATCAACGTAGAATTCCTTCAGTATATGGTGGACAATCCATAGTAGATGCTACATATAATCCACTATCAATGAACGAAGATTACTTCTTTCCAGTTACAGCAGATGGTCGTGGATCAAGCGTAGAAGTCATGCCAGGTGGTCAAAATCTAGGCGAGATAGATGACTTACGTTATTTCAATAACAGATTGGCCCGCGGTTTACGTGTACCAAGTAGTTATTTACCAACTGGTCCAGATGATAGTGATCGCCCACTAAGTGACGGTCGTGTTGGCACAGCATTGATTCAGGAATATCGTTTTAATCAATATTGTGAAAGATTACAGAACTATATCATACAGAAATTAGATCAAGAGTTTAAATTATTTTTGCGTTGGCGTGGATTCAACATTGATAGTGGTCTGTTTACACTATCGTTTAACCCACCACAGAACTTTGCTGCTTATCGTCAAAGCGAATTGGATACAGCAAGAGTAAACACTTTTACATCAATGGAACAATTTCCATATATCAGCAAACGTTTTGCTTTAGAAAGATTCTTAGGATTGACTGAAGAAGAAATTGCTAAGAACGAGAAACTATGGCAAGAAGAAAATAATAAAGAAATCACTGAAGAACCTAAGGGTAGTGACTTGCGCAGTATCGGCGTATCACCTAGTGATATCAAGTCTGACGAAGAAACAGCAGATGAATACGCTGATACCGGAGAAGAGACGCCCGGACCTGAAGTTGCAGGTCCTGTAGCAGCACCTGGACAAGCAGGTCCACCAGCTGAACCCACCACAGCAACCCCTGGTAGCCCGCCAGTCTGATAAATAAGTATATGAAACTTTTAGAAATGTTTGACCCACCTGTTGCTGGTTATCAAGATACTAATCAAGATAATAGCAAACCAGTCTGGAGAACAAGCAGAAAAACTAAACTTACACTAAAACAGATACGTAAATTACGTCGTATGTTGGATGTAAGAAACTTTGAAAAGAAGCAACATCTTGACAAAGTGCGTGAGCAATATGGTGCTAAAGCTGAAGCTCAAACTCCTAATCTATAATCTTTCTCATTTAAAACACCAAAAACGCAAAAAAATAGCACTTATTGAGTACTTTTTAAATATACTCACTAAATAATTCTACAAAGCCATTTTTAACCAGGAGAAATCTAAATGGAAAACAAGAAATTTGAACAACTCATTGAATTAATCATCAATGAGAACGAAGAACAAGCTAAAGAACTTTTCCACGACATCGTTGTAGAAAAGTCACGCGAAATCTACGAAAACATCATGGCTGAAGAAGCTATGGAAGAATCTATGCATGACGATATGGGTGAAGGTCATCCAGCTGGTCAAGTAATGGACATGTTAGACGAGATCAGCGCAGAAGAAGAAGATTCAATGTCAGAAGCCGAAGATGATGAAGATATCAAATTCGATGACGAAGCAGAAGAAGCTGGCGACGAACTAACTCATGACATGGAAGCAGGTCATGACGAAGATGCCGGTGAAGAAGACCTAGAAGATCGCGTAGTTGATATCGAAGATAAACTAGACATGCTAATGGCTAAGTTTGAAAAAGAAATCATGGGTGATGAAGGTTCTGAAGAAGAGATAGAAGTTACAGGCGACGAAGAAGCACTAGCAGAAGCAGTACAACTTCAGAAAGTATCTGTAACTCACGGCGACGATGGCGCACAAAAGAAGAGCCCAGTAACAGCAAATTCAGGTGCAAAGGGAATGGACAGCAAGCCTGTCAAGTTCTCAGGTGATCATGAAGCTGTACCAACTGGTCCAAAGGGTCCATCAAACGAATACAGTAAGAAAGAAGGCGAACTACCAGGTGCAGGTTCATTCAAGAACGTACCAGGTGGTAAGGCAAAAGTTGATTTGTCAGCCGCTCCTAAGCCAGTAACTAAGGACGGTTCAGCAAACAGCAAGAGCCCAGTGGCTAAAGGCTAATAAGGGAAACTTGGAGAACAATGGCTTTGTATCTCAAAGAGCACCTAACGTTCGATAGAGCGAACATGATCGTTGAGTCTGTTAACGAACAGGGCAGCGAACTAAAGACCCTCTACATGAAGGGCATCTTTATTCAGGGCGGGGTAAAAAACGCAAACGAGCGTGTTTACCCTGTTTCTGAAATTGAGAACGCAGTCGATACGCTAAACAAACAAATTACAGAAGGTTATTCAGTATTAGGTGAAGTAGATCACCCAGATGACCTCAAGATAAACCTAGACCGTGTAAGTCACATGATCACAAGCATGTGGATGGATGGCGCAAACGGTTTCGGTAAACTAAAGATTCTACCAACTCCAATGGGTCAATTAGTAAAGACTATGTTGGAGAGTGGTGTAAAACTAGGCGTTT